GCCCTGTCCGGCCGGCAGGATGAATGCGCCGCCTGCGGGAACACCTATCGGCAGGATCGGATAGTTGTTGCCTTGGCCCGAAATATCCATGAAACCCATAGTTCGCTCCTAGATACTGACGAACGTGAAGCCGGTGACCACAGTACACACCTTGGGCTTCGCCAAGACCAACTCGAGCAGCGAAATCACCGCTCCGATGTAGCCGATCTGGAAGTTGGAAAGCGTTGACTCGAACCCGGTGAACGCGAACGCGGCGCGCTCGTGGATGTAGAACGCCAGGTATCCCGTGTTGAGCAGATACATGGTTCCCTCCGGCACGTAAGGGTCCATGTATATCGGAACGCCTGACACCATCAGCGCGCGGAACGCCGAACGGGCACCCCACGGCTCGTCATCGAAGCCCTTTTCCGGCGTGATGACGTAGGACTCGTTCGGGATGAAGTCGTTCTGCAGCGTCTGCCAGGTCGCCGGACCCATGATGCCGAAGGTCGGCAGTTCACCGCCGTACTTGAACGTGCCGGTAATGTACTGCGCGACGAGCGCGCGGGTCGGGCTCACGCCGCCCGCGGCGTAGCGCTTGGCCTTGAGCCAGGGATTCGTGGTGCGCGACTGGTTGCCGTACAGGGTCGAGTTCGTGCCGTCATCGACGGCGGCCGGCAGGCCGATGATCTGGTTCGTGTTCGAGACGTTGTTCAGGAGCGCGGTCGCGACTCCATCGCAGTACACGTTGCCGGCGTCGTTCATGCGCGCGGCGAGCAGCGGGATGATTTCGTGCGCGTCCTGGATAAGACCCTCGAATCCGAGGTAGGGGATGGGGATGACAGCCCCTTTCAGGTTGAACTCGAGGTTGGTAACCGCGGGCTGCACGGCCGGCTGGTTGAAGGAGCCGTCGTATCCGACCCACTGCATGTTCACGAACTGAGCGCCCTGCGCCGGGATCGTGACCGAGGAGACGCCGCCGGATGCGGGCTGGCTGTTCGCGATCAGCGCCGCGGCAAGGGGCGATGTGTTGTACAGCTGGACGACGAGCTTCTTGACGAACGCTCGACGGACGACGTATTGAAGTTCCTGGCCGAGGCTGTTGACGCCACCGGAGGGAAATACACCTGTGCCTAAGACCGGCATTGCTCATGCTCCTTCAAAGTGCCGTCAGTCCCCGCCGGTCAACCGGGGACACAGCGTTGATTAATTCGCTCTCGCGGACCCCAGACCCGCAATCTTCCCCGACGCAATCTCGCCCCAGGCCTTGTTGGCCTCGGACATCGCGATCTTGTTGAGACGGCCCGGATTGCCGAGCCCGCCGGCCCAGACTTCCTTCTCCGGCATCTCGTAGGTTGGCGGCACGAAGGAAGCTGGAGTCGGATCCGCCGTGCGCGTCGAGGCGAGATACACTCGCGCCGCGGCATCGTGCGTCCAGTTCACTTCCTTGTCATCGACCATCATCTGCTCGATTTTCGTGACGTCATCGTCGGTCAGATGATACTTGTCGCGGATCGCCTGCCGACGCTCGCGCACGTTGTCGCGGGCATCTCGCTCCATGAGGCGTCGCTCGAGACTCTGAATCGTCTCGTTCTGCTTATCGACGACCTTCATCACCGAATCCTTCGCATCGATCTCGGGGATCACCGTGTTCGGCGATACCGTCTTGATCAGGCGCTGCAGGGATTCGCGGGTGGAGGGGTTGGCGGCGATCGACTTCAGGAGCGAGGCTTGCGATTCGGTCGCGGCGGCGTGGGCGCGAAGTTCATCAACCGTCATGTCTTCGAGGGATTTTGACATGACCGCTTACCGTCCGCCGCCTGGCTTGGAGATGTGCAGCGGATTTTTCTGCGCGATGCGAGCGGGCTTGTCGAGCCCACCGTGCTCTGCGTATCGCGGCTGGTTGATGATCTGCCCGTTGTCCTTTTCGGGATCGGTCGGCTTGCGAAGTCCGACGGTCGAGGGTTCCAAATAACGCTGTCCCATGATGTCCTCTTACGCGGCCGGAGCCGGTTGCTGTTTCGCTTGCTGCATCTGTTTCAGAATCTGCTGCTGCACGCCAGTTCCCCCACCCATCTGCGGAAGTCTGCGAACCATTTGCAGTATTTCCGCCGGTACTAGGTCGGAAGTGTCCTTCTTTGCGACGAGAGATGCAAGTAGGTTGAGCGCCTTGATGACTTTGGCGCCCTCCGGGGATTCGCTGCCGAAGGCGGGCAGCGCCTCCTCGAGCATGTTGACCGCGATGTGGACATTGGTCTGTGCGGCGGCTTTCAAGCCCCGCTTGTCCTGCGGTGTGGAGAGGGGGGCCGCGGCCGGTCCCTGGCCCGGGGGCTTGCCGCCGGGGGCGACCGCATCGGCAGCTGCCGGGCCGCCCGCGCCCGGCATCTGGGAGGGCGGCTGGGCGCCCGGGGAGGGAGCGGCGCCGCCCCCTCCCGTCATTCGCTGGATCATTTCAGGCGAAACGCTCATCAGACCCTTCGGGGCGTGCGAGAGCGCCGCTTCAATCCGCCGCCGCCGCCGCGCTGCGGCGTTGCTGGAACTGGCATAACAATACCCCTTGCCGAAAAAAGACGAGAGCGGCCCCCAGGACCGCTCCCTTCCGCTTACCGCTTGTGACGACGACGATGCCGAGCCATGACGATCTCCTTTGTTACAAGGCGGCCACTTTTTCTAAGAGGCAGCAGCCATACCCCAGTCAAACTTCTACGAGCGCGCGGTCTTCGACCGTGAACCCTTGCCGCGGGCCATGCGGATTTTCATCTTGCCCCGCGGATTGTGATTGAAATCCCGTTTGTACGCATGGCCGGGCTGATGCCCACCTTCACCCGATCTCTTGCTATCGATGTGGACAGCGCGAAGCGTATTCATTTGTGCTTACCCTTGTGGCCGGCGGCATGTGGCTGTTGACCCATTTCGAGTTCCATCTTACGCGCCTGAATTTCCTGTTGCTCCAGTTTCTTCAGGCGCTCCTTCAGATCCTGCAGGTTGGGCGGATCGAACATGTCGAGAAGCGTCTCGCGGTCAATCGCTTTTGCTTCGAGAAGCGTAATCGCATCGTGCTTTCGATCCTCAACGAAGATCGGGCTCGAGGAGTGCGCATCCACCTTCACCTCGTAATCCCGTGTAAACTGTTCTGCGGTAAATGTCAACTCGTGACTTCCCGCGGGCGTTTGCACTTGGCACTGAAATCGCTGCTCCGAATGATCCTGTGTTAGCCTGAGCATCTGCCCGGCGATGTCCTCTGCGCTCTCCTCCACGGCAATCGCGCGCTCCTTCGGCCTCGAAGATCCCAACCTTGCCATCAGATCCGCCTGCCCACGGGAACGAACGCCGGGTTCCCCCTTGCCCTGGAGCACGTGACCCAAACCCGCGCGATCATCGAACATCGCATCGATCTGGGAGAGCTCTGCAAAAATATCTGACGGCATGGTCGGCGGATGCGCGGAGGCTTTCGCATTCGGTGTCGGGAAGTTCACCTGACCTCCCGCGGCGCGCAGCGCCATGATCTTCTCCTCCGAGATGCCTACGCCGCCCGAAATCGTCCACGGCGGGTCGGCCTGCTTCGAGAGGATCTTGCGGATCTGCGCGGTGCGATCGGTGCGCCAGTCCATCAGGGCGGTCAGGTTCGCGACAAACGAGTCGCCCCAGAAGTAATCGTAGAGATTGAACGCGGGGCGGATCACGGAGAAGGGCGCAATGCCCTCGACGTGACCGAGCCAGCTTGAGGGACGATCGTAGATCGTGACATCGGGCGCTGCGCGGGTGTTGACCTGATAGTCGTTCGTATCGTCGTTCCAGACGTACAGATCCACCATGTCGATGAGATCCACATCGACCTTCGGCGCGTAATCGTACTGCGGGCCGCGCCCGCCGCCTCCGGTGCCGCCTTCGATTCCTGACATCTGCCCAGGGAGCGCGATCGAGCCTCCCACGCCGCCGACGGGCGAGCCGATCACCAAGCGCGAGAGCCCCGTTGACATCGGCGGCAACTGATCGGTGAGAGAGCGGCCGACGCGCGCCATGATCTGGTTCTTGCGCGGATTTCCCTCGAGGCTCGTCTGCAGCTGAGTCTTCGTGATCGTGTAGTGATGCGTGAACGCCTCCTGGTCGGCCAGATCCACGACATCTTCACGAAGCACACCGAACTGGTGTGGCTCGACGAGATGGCAGCGCACGCGCTTTTCCTTCCAGAACGTCTTCGCGAGCATCACGCCAAACACATGCGACCAGCGCACGCCGATGCCAAAGAGGATATGCGTCTTCGAGGCACGCCACTGCTCGGTCACCTCGCGCGAGAGGGGAACTGCCTTCGCGACGTCATCGATCGGAGCTTCGGTGCCGACTTGGATTGAGAAGCGCATCGCATCGGGCGAGTAGATGAACGAGGACAGGGTATCGACGGTGGAGCCGATCTTGTTGTAGGGTGCGCCTCTCGCATCCATCGAGCCGAACAGGTAGTAATTGCGCAGCGTCTGATAGAACTGGAACCGATCGGAGCGCGACGCGGTACATTGGCGAACGAGTTCTAGGTAGAACTGCTCGCGCAATATCATGTCGCTGGGGATCTTCACGTCGCTAACGCCGTCGCCCGTTCTTTGGCGCCTTTCTCCGAGCGTGCGGCCGTGACCTCATGAGCTTGGGGGACGCGACGTGCGGTGATGTGAGCATCGGTTGCGACTTCCCGCATGGCGTTGTTGCGATCGATGCGCAACTCGCGCCCATCTCGAGCTCGCGCGATGAACGGCTTTTGTGCCACTTGGGTCAGTTCCGCAAAGGACTTGCCGAGGACTTTCTTGCTCTCATCACCCCAGAGAACCTGGGGAGCGCCGGCGGGGGCGCGGCCCTCGAACGAACTCTCGCCCGCCTTTGCCGAGCGGAAATCATCGATCTTGTACATGTCGGCTGACTTGCGGATACCGGCATCGAAGCGTTTACGATAATCCGAGGTGATGCCGACCGGCGTGCGAAACTCCTGAGTGACGAAGCGAGAGTCGCAGCCGTTTCCCGGACAGATCGGATGCGTGCCCTCGAACTCGCCGTGCTCGATGCAGCACCATTCCTTCATGACCGCCATCACCCACCTCGCAGTCTGGGGCCAAGTGAGGTCAAATCGATGCGCATGTTGATTTTCCTCTCGTTGGCTTGCGGGAGCGGCGCGGCAGCCACTTGCGCCAGTGGCGAGTTGCACGAGTGCGGGTTGAGGATCTGCCACCTATCGGCCAACTTCGCTTTGACAAGGCTGCCATTGTCCCACCCGTGAAAAAACCGCGACAGATTCCGCTGCATCGACTCAGGCATCGCAGGCGGGGCCTTCCCGTAAATGCACCGCTTCAAAGTCCTCTCCGCAAGCCCAATATAGCGCGCTATGTCTCCCAGACGCAAAACATGCGCATAGGGGCTGTCGGGGCGCAGGTTCTGGCGCAGATGATCGCTCGCCGCGATCACTTCGAGGAGCCGGCGGCGCAGCGTCGGCTGGGACATGATTTCATGTGAGTCCACGGACCTTGATCCCATTCGTTTTGAGGTAATTGACGACCGAGTGTTCGAGCGGCGTGAACTGCCGCGCTTCCTCCTTCGGCCGGTTCTCCCTCTGGTAGGTGCGGTTCATCGCCTGCATCTCGAGCATGATCCAGTCGTTCCAGGCGACGCAGCCGATGGCAAGGGCCACCACGCGATCGTCCTTCGCCCGGCCCTCGCCGCCGATCTTGTCGCCGACGCGGTGGATATTGCGGAACTGCTGCACGCAGAGCGGCGAGTTGATTTCGATCATCTCGCGCTCGAAGTAGTTGCGCAGGCACGACATCATGCGGATCTTCTCTTTGGGGTTCGTCTGCCATTGATAGGCGAAGTTCCCATAGAGCGAGTCCTGCTTCTTCCAGAGATAATCGCGGATGCGTGACACCGCATCGAACGCGCCGAGGCGCGGATCTCCCGGGGGGATGACGCCGGTCTGGCGGCGCAGGTTCTGCAACTCGTTGAACACCGCGCCGCCCGGCCCCTGCATCTCAAGGTTCAGCATGCAGTCCCCGTACCAGCCGGCAAGGTGCGCGAGCGCCCAGGCGAACTGTGCCTCGTTCCAGTCGGGCGTCGCGAGCTCGGCGACCTGCACGATCCGATCCGAGTAACAGCGCAGCATCTGACCGCAGAACTCATCGGCCCATTCCGAGGAGCCGTAGGCAGGGTCTGCGCCCAGAACGTATTTGCCTTCGGTGTCGCCCTGCTTCTCGGCCTTGACGGGGGTTTCGTAGATGATGACTTCGGCATTGTCCTCGTTGGTTTCTACGAACTCGGTGTCCTCGAAGTTGAGCCCGAAGTTATAGCGGAAGTACAGGCAGGGCTGCTTCATCGCGTGCTGGTAGTGCTGATTGACGCGCTCTGCGGAGAAGAACTTCGACCCGGACAACTGGAACGCATAGTCGGAGGTGGGGGGCATCTCCTGCAGCGCCATCATCTCATCGCCCTTCATTTTCTCGGCGACGTACCAGCGCCACCAGGCGAGTTGCTGGGGTTTGAGTTCGACCCCGTACTGCTCGAATATCTCGCCGAGCCAGACGCGCTCATCCGAGGTGGGCTTGCCGTCCCAGTAAGTCTGGAACTGCGAGGAGGATTCGGGCCAGGAGTAGAACTCGTTTCGCCACCAGCCGATGAAGATGAATTTCATCGTCTCGGACTTCTTCGCCACCTCGCACGTCTGGTAGAACATGTTGTAGCCGCGGGCGGTTGACTCGAAGATGTAGAGCCGGTTCGGGTTTTTCTGCGCGAGGGAATTCATCAAGCTCGCAAACCCCTCCTCATCGCCCCACGAGGAGCACTCGGTCGCATGCAACATGTTGACCGCTTTGGCGCGACCGAGGCCGCCTTTTTTCTTTTCTCCTGCGACCATGTACATCAGGCGCGAGGAATTCTTGAACACGATCTGCGCTCGGTTGTGCCGCTCGATCCCTGGCTTGGCGTTCGAGGCAAGCGAGGCGATGTAGCCGGAGAGCAGCGAGCGGAACAGTTCACGATTATCGTCGGTGTCGGTCACCACCGCGGCCTGCAGCCCCTGGTTCTTGAACAGCCAGTACATGTCGAGCGCCAGGGTGACGGTCGAGATGCCCAGCTGCCGGCCTTTGAGGATCACGAACTCGTGGATGTCCTGGGAGAGTCCGTAGGCGATCTGCTCGACCGCGTAGCGCTGCGAGCCCATGAACGTGAGGGGGATGCGCCCGAGTTCCTTCGAGTCGATGGTCAGTTTCGAGCAGAACGCTTCAAACTTTGCCGGGTCGAAGTTGATCATATTCGTCGAGCAGCGTACACCGGGAGCAGGTCGTGGGTGGGGAGAACTTGTCGGGATTGTCCTCGGTTGGGGTGCGCCGGACGAGCTCGGTGCAGAAGCACTGGCTGTTGCGCAGCCGCCGCGCCATGCGATCGAGGAGGTCTAGTTCCTGCTCCGTCATACGGTGATGGGCGGTGCATCGACGAACTGGGGGGCGAGACGCACGCGCATCTCGTAGTAATCGCACCGCGGGTTTGAGCACCAGCCGACCACGGTTGCGTCGGGGCCGGGGTTATCACCGATGAGATCGAACCTCATCGAGTTCCAGCAGTGCGAGCAGGCGTATCCCTGGAGCATCAGAACCTTCATCGAAATCCTTTCAATCGCCACGTGATCTGCAGCATCAAGGGCGGTATAAGACACAAATCGAGGACGTAGCCGCCACACATGTCAGGATACGACTGGTAACCAAACCACCACTTTTTGCACAGAAGCAAGCGAATGTATCTCGTGCAGAAAAATGGTACTGCATCGTAGTCTCGCCAATCAGGTTTCACAAAGCCGTACTTCACAGCCGCAGGTTCCAGCGCTTGCCGGCTTCCTCGAGCGTGCCGCCGGGCGGGCCTTCGGCGCCGCACACCTGACAGGATATGGTGAAGTTTCCCGGCTCACCGTTCTCCTGCACGCTCTGCAGCCCTTGGAACGAGACGCCCTTGCAGAACGGGCAGGGGCGCAGGTTGATCGGGGTCGTGCGCCCCGGCGTTGAGCGCTGTACGGCGTCGGCGATCTTCGGGAAGGATTTTTCCACGCTTATCCGGTTAAGGCCCATTTGTAACAATCCGTAATCTATTAGCGATTCCGCGCTTCCCTACCTTCGTCAATGCTCGCGCGAATCTCTCTTTACCGGGCAGCTTCAGTTGCGTGAAGCCCTTGGCAACAATTTGCGCCTTGGTCATGCCGTTGCGTCCTGAATGAAATTTGCGCCGGCTCAATATCTGCCCGTCGGGTCCGCGATACGCGCGTGATTCTTCGGATTGCCCCAAATATACCCATGAGGCAGCACGGTAGACGCCGCCCTTGTGCCCAACATTCACATCGGCATAGGAAATTAGCGCATCCGCTAGCTTAAGTTTATGGAACTCACGGACCGCATGGGCGATTGCCTGTGTCATCAGGTTAGGCCTGTGACCGTCCGGAGCCCATAGGCGCGTTAGCTCCCACACGCGGTTAGGAACCCCTACTAGCCAACGGCTGACCATGCAGTTGGCTGGGATGGAAAACACGATCACAGCATCCTCAAAGCTAAACACGACAGATTTTCCGCTGGGCCACGAGTGCGTATAGTGGTGAGCAAGAATGAGCGCCTTATGGTTCATTGGGTTCTAACCGGATAAGCATGGATTTTTCCATCAGCGCACCTTGGTGTGTTCGTAGCGGTCAATGATGTTCGACTCGAGATAGCGGCCCGGCGAGGAGGCGCCGAGAAACGCCTGGTATTCATTCACCGGCACTGCAGCGTAGCGATAAATGTGCCCGGAGCGAAACTCCACCTCCATCGTGCCCGAGCCGGATCCTTCCTCGGATTCCTCCCAGCCGATCGAGGAGATGCGGGTCGAGACGACGGGGCGGCGGTTCACGGCAACCTCGGCGGCAGAATGCGCGAGCGCCGGTTCGCACCCCAGCCGCGAATAAAGCCGATCACAAACCCGACGACGAGCCCCACGAACGTCGCCCACCCCATCGCTGCATGCAGGGAGTTCATGACAGCGGCGGCAAGTGAGCGCCAGGCGGCACCCGCAACAGCCCCGGCGTCTCCCGATCAACCTCCCCAATGATCCGCTGCGTCACCTGCTGCTGGTACAGGTTCGCTCGCGCCGCCCGCTCAATATGCCGCTTGAACGGCACCGAGAGCTCCGCAGACTCCGGCAACGCCACCATGTAGCCGGCCGACAATGACTGCTCCACCAGTTCGTTCGCCACCGCCAACGCCCGCTTCACGTCCGCCTCCGGCGTCGATCCGATAAAGCCAGGCACCTTCAGAAAATCCAGCGCCAACTTCATCCGTAACCCCATCTGACAGCCGTTCTCATACTGCGTGATCGGCGACCCAAAATAATCCTCGCTCATGCCACCCTCCAAATCCTCGTCGTGTTGGAACGAGTCGGGCGAATCTTGAACCGAAGCTCCCGACCAAATTGAACCCGAAACGCATACACGTACCGCCTCGAAGCGTACAACGTGCGGTCAACCTCCAAACATTGCCCAACCTCCATCGACGCCAGCAGCCGGTACATCGCCTCGCGTATCGCCCCACGGTCATGCGGCACCGGAACCGGAACGTCAATGATCTGCCCACTCACCGGACGATGCGGCCCGTAGAACTTCTTGTCCTGAGTTTGCTTCGGAAGTATCCGCGTCTCTGCCATCGCTCGAAGTATGCCCCAAAAGTAGAACTTGGCAAACACAAGTTTGAAAAGTTTTTTGTGGGGGGAAAGGTGGGGGTCACCGTCACGGAAGCGCCGCGCCCAAGGAATTCCTTGAATTTGGCTCATGCTGCAGCGCGATTCCGTGAGCCGAATTCATACCGACTCGCCAGGGCACCGACTTAACATAATAACGATTATGCGAAGTTGCATTGCAACAAACCCATTCAAATCAAGCACATAACGCGACCAACAACCGATGACGCATGCCAAGATCGCGCCGCCCACTGCGCAAAACGGCAGCGAGAGCCTGCAAAACGTCAATTCGTTGCACATGTTGCTATCTGCAATGCAGCATAGATCGCGGCCCGGCAAGCCCCCGTTTCCCGCTGCTGGCCGCCCGCTTCGCCGGCCGGCCGCGGTAGTCGCGCTGGCTGTGCGTTACACACTCTCCGGGCTCGCATCGCCGTACTCA